GCTTGATCGACTGAGACATGTTGACTTCGTCGAAGCCCAGCACGCCCATGCCCATCATGCCGTTCTTGAACTGCTTGCTGATGGTGTCGGTCGGGTTGAACAGACCTTTCATGCCTTCAACCAGGCCAGCGTTGGCAGCCGGGTTAACGGTTGCGTAGCGCGGGTTCATCACAGCAGCGTTCTCGTTGAGCTTCTGCTGGGCTTGCAGCAGAACCAGCGAGGTAGCGGGCGTGGTGCCAGGCGTGCCGACGGTATTGCCGATGTACTTGTAGCTGTTTGCCACGTCGGCGTCGATGGACGAAGCCAACTGGCTAATACGAGGCTTCAAGACACGCTCTGCGAAGTCGTCCAACTGCATGGTCAGTTCGGCAGAGGTGAAGTTCACGCCGATGTGCTTCTGCGAAGAAACAGTCAGGGTGGTGAACTGCTCGTTGTCGTCCTGAACTTGCAGGGCCGCGCCGTCGGTGACCAGAGCGCGGTCAGGCAGACGGATACGCAGGGTCGAACCGATCTTGGCACCTTCAACAGCAAAGCTGTCGTCGTACTGACGGTTCACGTTACGGGTGAGCACGAGGTTGTTCTCCAGAATCTCCAGAGCCTTCCGCGTGATCATGTCAATGGTAAGAATGCTATTCGCCATGATGCGAGTCCTTTCAAAGTTTTAGCGGTTCATTTGCGCTTGCAGCTTCTTCATCTGCCGGGCACGTTCAGCTTCAATCCAGTCCGACGTACTCATGGCCTTCACAGAGCGAGGGTCAGTCGTATCGTAGGATGAGCTTCCACTGGTTCGTGCGGTAACAGGCGAAATCGGTGCTGGCGCAGACGTTGTTGGTTTTACGATCGGATTGGTGCCAAGTTTGGCCTCAATCTTTCCAATCTCACGAGCCTGCAAAAGAGGTGACAGACGGGAAATGCGATCAGCTTCCTTCGGGTTGGTTCCCAGCCAATAAGCTAGGTCCGGCCCCATGTCGGACGCCTTGATTGTCTCGGCCATCACGTCGGTGACTCGAAGTTGCGGGTTGTAGGCGACTTGTTCAAAGTCGTCGTACTTGGCCCTGGCTTCTTCCTCACGCTCGTGGTAAGCGTCGTTAATCTCAGCCTGCTGCTTCTGGAATTCACGCTGCGCGAGCAGTTCTTCAGCCTTTTTGACCGCCAACGCTTCCGCGTAGGCATCAGGAGACTCGAAATGCTCGATAGGCGGGACTTCTTTCGGCGCTTGCGGTTGTGCAAGTTTTGCCTGCTGCTCACGTTCCCATTTGCGCTGCTCTCGGGCAAGGCGCTTGCTGATCATCGCATCGATCTCGGCCTGGGAAAATTTCTTCTCCTCGGGCGTCTGCTCGGGTTGATTCTCAGCTACTTCCGGCGCGTTTTGTGCACTTTCCGGGGCGGCCGTCGCCTCGGGTGCTGGCGCGGATTCAACTTCCGCTAAGGCTTGTTGGACTTCTTCAGTCATTTCATGTTCCGTAGGAACCCTGGTCTACTGGGCCAGTACAGTTTTTTACATTATGCGCTAATAGACGCAACTTTATCTTGGAATGCTTTGACACGAGCTTGCAAAGCGGCTTCTTGTTCAGCCAAAACAGCAGCGCGGGCGTTCAAGTCTGCTTCTTTACTTGCCAGTGCGGCGGCCTTGGCGTCAGCAGCGGCTTCACGCTTGCCTACGTCAGCCTCACGCGCAGCCAGCGTAGCGTTTGTGGTCTTAGCAAAATTAGCCGCTGCGCTCTGTTGGGCTTGAGCCTCTGCCAATGCGGCAGCAGCGTCAGATTGCATCTGAGCCGCTTCAGCTTGCACTTGAGCGGCAGTGGCGCGGGCCGCACTTAGCTCTTGCTTGGCTTTTTCACGATCGGCCGCAGCGTCTTGAACAGCGGACAAGGCGCCTTGACGAGCGGCTAGCTCGTCGCGCAGCATAGCCATGTTCGCCAAATCAATCGGTAGCTGCTTGGTGAAATACTCAACGTAGTTCAACGCAGGGGTGTCGTTGGAGACTTGCATTTTGACCTCTTAGGAGTAGTAAGTGACGTTGAGTTTTGCGCCGCTGACTTGCTCGATAAATTGAATCTGAGACAAATCGCCATCGTACTGCAAAGTCACACCCGCAGCCAAGGGCATCCCAACACTTGCAGTCGGGGCAACATTGTCGTCGCGCCAACGAACGGCTTGACCTTCGGGCGTGATGATTGCAATGCGTGGGGTGCCCACCAAGCCGCTTAAATCGCGCTTAGGAACCGTCAGTCGGGTAGCAGAACTCAAACTTGTAATCTGCTGGTAGCCCATCACTGACGTGATTGCTTTGAGGTTGATCGCCATTAAAATCTCCTACGTTCAGTGAATGACCGCAACTTGATCAAAAGTTGCTCAGTTGCTTGCACAACGCCAGCAAAGAAACCGCCAGCAAAAAAATCTCCGCCAAAAAAAGGGCCGCCCATAGGTCAATTTTCGCCGGTTTCTGGCGTATTTTCAACCACAAACTCCATCACCCACACCTGTCGCCACACACCGTCAGCATCCTGCTGCGGCTCTTGCTCGACTGCCACCATGCCTGACTGGCGTGGCATAGGCGTTGGCATCACCAGCGGAATGCCTTCAGCTTGCAGCAGTTCGATGTTGGCATTGGCAGGAATGCTGCCGTCTGCATTGAGTAGAAATTGTTTTGGCATAGTCAAAAGAACGTCACGACACGGACATAGCCGTTACCGCCGTTACCACCAGCACCGGAGTTCACGCCGTGACCCGCACCGCCTCCACCGCCGCCGCCTCCGGGATAACCACCATTGCCGCCATTGCCTGCGGTAGTCGTTCCTGAGCCGCCAGAGCCGCCGCCATCACCTCCTACAAAATAAGTAATTGAATTAGAACCGTTGCCTCCGGAACCATTGGTAGTCCCTGCCGAACCGCCGCCAGTAGTCGTTGCGGTACTCGTTGAATTAAGTGCTCCGCCTAGACCACCAGAAGAGCCTGTTGACGCGCTTGTAGAACCTGCTTGAAAACCAGCACCTCCAGCGCCTCCACCTGCCCTATAACCGCCTCTACTTCCGGCTGATCCATTAAGGGAGGCGCCTGTTCCACCGCCTGCGGTATATTGCGTATTACTAAGTACAACCTCTCCAAGCCCACCGCCGCCACCGCCAGCAGAACCACTTGCAGTAGTGCCACCGTTACCGCCAAATGCACCTCTAGCAAGACCCCAAGAACCAAAAGATGTATTACCGCCATCAGATGCGTTTTGCCCGCTTGTGTCGTCAGTAGTCCTAGCAGCTCCTCCGGTAGAACCGGCTCCAACAGTAACTGTTTCTGTAGAGCCAAGAGAGCTTGCAGGAATCCACAGTTCTGTACGACCACCACCTCCACCCCCGCCACCGCCAAATGCGGCTGTGCCAGATGAAGCCAAAGCTCGCCTTCGACCAGAACCACCACCGCCGCCACCACCGTACATCAGCACATAGACCAGCTTTGCCCCCACAGGCTTAGTCCATGTTGATGAGCCAGTGCTAGTGAACTCTTGGATGTCTGCGCTGGAAATGCCACCGCCTCCAGTAGCCCACGCTACACCAGAAGCGGCAGTTGAATCAGCCGTCAATACCTGCCCATTCGTACCAACGGGGACGCGCACATTGTCGGTTCCGTTGTTGGCGATCAAATCACCCTTGGTAGTCGTTGGTGACAGCGCGTCAAATGCGGCGGTCTGTGTTGTTTGACCCGTCCCGCCGTTGGCAATGTCTACTGCACCCGTCAACGAATGGCTGGCGTCCCACGCAGCAGCGCCGGTGGCGCTAAACGTGCCGTCGGCGGGCGTTGAGTGGTTGACTGTTAAGGTCATGCCAGAAACTTGAGTTTGTACAGCGTGGTCAGGTACAGTTCGACAATATTATCGATCAACTGCTGCAAAGTAGAGTCTTCTTTTTTCGCCACCTTGTAGCGCATCTCCTCGACCTCGGCCAGCGACGATTCGAGGAACTCGATGATGTTGGTTGTCTTCTTGGCCGAGTGCAGGCTGATCGGCCCGATAAGCCCGTGACGGCCTTGGTACGCCTCGGCAAACGCATCGGCGTGGTCGATGATGGTGTCGTAGAACGTGTTGAGCGCCATGTGCTTAGAGAAGCTGCGCGTGTTCAGGTGCACCGAATGGGCCACGTCGCGGGCCAAGAACAAGACGCCCATGAAGTTGGCGGCGGTGCTCATTGCGGAACTCCTTGGGGCGGCATCTCTGGTTGCATCTCCGGCATCTGGCGCTCCATCTGCTCAGAGATCATGTCGTTGCTCTCCATCGCGGCGGCCACGACGCCCATAGCGATGTCTTGAATCTGCTGCTCGGTCATGCCGGCCTGCACGGCGCTGATGCGCTGCGTCTCAGCCTGGTACGCCTTGATCTCGGCCTCGAACTCTTTGATCGCCAAGTCACGGGCTTCCATCGACTTCTGCACGTTCTGCAACATGCCGGCCATCTGCTGCATCTCTTGGTTCATGGCCTCCATCTGCTGCTTGGCCGCTGCCAGCGCCGGGTTGTCCTCGTCGTCGCCAAGAATGGCCGGATCGATCACCTTGGCAAAGCGTTGCGACATTTCCTGAGCGCCCGGCCAGTCCATGTTCTTGACGAACAGGTCGCCAGCCACACGCCAGAGGTCTGGGTTGCCTTGCAGTAGCTGGGCCATTGCTTCAAGCGACTCTTGGCGCTTGGTGGCAAAGCCGGGGCCAGTGATGACCATGACGTCGTACTTGCCGACGCCAGGGTTGTAGATTTTCTCGACCACGATGCCCTGCTCGTTGACGATCTTCTTGACCGGCTCGGGCTGCATCGGGTTGATCTTCACCATCTTAGACTGGCCGTCTTCGCCGACGATGCGGGCAATGCGCTGCGTGTCGTAGATTTTCGGGATTAGGTCGATCAGTTGCCGCCCAATGTAGCGGATGAACCGAGCGTAGTTGTCCACGTAGTGGTACGTGCCGGTGTCCGACTCACGCTGACGGGCCAGAATGGCTTTGCCGCTGCGCTCGTTGGACGTCTGGCCCAGCGATGCGTTGTACTGGCCGGTCGTGTTCTTGATGTCGTCAGACGCGCCCATCTTGGCCTGGATCAGACCAGTCTGCGGCAGCGGCGGGGCCGCGCGCTGGGGCAGCGGCAGCACGGCGCCTGCGCCGTCGGTGACGTCCGGGTTGACCTCAAGGTAGGGCCAGTTCTGGGTGTTTGCAGTCTTCCACTGCATCTCGTAACCCTCAAACTGACCGCCGTAGCCGATGAACGGCGCCTTGGGGGCCAAGGCCAGCATCTCGGCTTCTTGGCTGGTCCAGTAGTTGTACATGCGCTGCGCGTCTTTGGCGTTACGCACGAGGCCGCTGACGTACAGCCGGCCCTCAACCTCAAACTCGTTGCCCACGCAGCGCACCACCGGGATGTGCGAGCCGGCCCAGTCGGACCGCTCCAGCACCTCGTAGCCGTTGATCTTGAGCCACTTGACCTTCTTGCGGTCAGACGGGCGCGAGCGCAGGGGCTTGCCGAACTGCATCCGCAGCATCTTGTCCTCGGGCGTGCCTTGGAACGCCGTGACGTTGCCGGGGTACAGGTTGAGCGTCTCTTTGGTGTTCTCGATGTAGAAATACTCGGCGATACGCACCGTGTTTTCGTTCATCCACTGGCTAAAGCCTTGGTCGCCCACGCCTAGCGTTTGCAACGTGGTGATGGGCGCAGCGTCCGGGTACTGGCGCTCGTACTCGTCCTTAGGGATGTCCTCGGTGATGAAGCACCAGCGGGCGTCAGAGCCGCACGGGTCTTGTATCAGCGGGTCCATGTAGACGCTAAACGAGTTGCGGATGCGTCCGATCTTGATGTCTTGGTCGAACGTGTTGTCGTCGCAATACTCGGTCAAGATGCGCGCGTAGCCCTCGCCGTAAGACACTTGGTTCTCGCAGGCGGTGTCATAAGCCACGTCGGCGTCCGAGATGTACTCGATGTGCCGAATCATGCCGTTGAAGATTTCCGCTACCTCGACGTCAGCGCCGTCGTCGGCCGGGATCACCTTGGGCTGCGGCCTGTTTTGCCGCTGCTCGTTGGTCACCTGATGGACGTGCTGCGGCAGCTTGTTGATGGTCAGGCACGGCCTGGCGTTGATCGTCTGGCCCTGCACCGCACCGCGAGTTGCCAGCACGTCGGCCGGCCACTGCCAGTGGTTGTCGGGCGAGCCGGCGTAAAAGCGCAGGTCGTCTAGCTCGTCCTCACGCGACTCAGACAGCGCAGAAATCGCCATGTTCAGGCGGCTGCGGGCCGTCGAGAGCACCTCGGAGTCGCTCTTGTCCTTGGCCGAGCCGCCTTCGCTGACCGCGCCAGCAGCGGCGATTCCTGTGTAGTCCATAGTCACTTGATCTTGCTCAGAACCTTGGCAACGGTCGCTTTGACGTTGTTGCCTGCGGGAATGCTACCGTGGCAGCCCATGCCGGGCATCTTGGAGTACGTCTCTTTGTTGCGGTCGGGCATCCCGCCGCCGGACATCTTCGGCTCGCGGGCGTTGAGTTTGCTGATGGGTTCGAGGTGCTTGCTCATTTCTTTCCTTTCGGCGCAGCGCGCTTGACAGCATATGCGATGGCAACGGCCTGTTTGACCGGCTTGCCAGCCTTGACTTCAGCCTTCACGTTCTTGCGGAAGGCTTCCTTACTAGCAGACTTGACGAGCGGCATTACTTGCCCTTCTTGGCCGTCTTGGCCGACTGTTTGAACGCCTTGTTGGTCGGCGCGCCAGGCGAGCCGGGCTTTCTCATCTTTTCGCCCGAGCCTTCTTTGATGCGCTCGCGCTTGGCGTGGATGTTAGCGTAGAGTCCGGGCTTTTTCATATCAACACTTCCATCGTTTAAGTGACGCTTTGGCGCGTTCGCCATCTTTGGCTTTCTCAGCCACTGCGGACATTCTGGCACAGAAGGACGCCTTGCGGCCAGCGTCCGCCTTAGTCTTGGGGCTGGGTGCCGGCGGCTTGAGGTTGGAGCCGGTGGCTGCGTTGTACTTGGCGCGGCCCTTGGCGGTCAGGCCCGCGCCCTTGCTGACGGGTAGCTTCTCGCCCCGTCCAACGCTAAGAGACACGCCTTTTTTCGCCATTACGCCCCCATCCATGAGGTTGAGACAGTACCGTAGCCCATCGACCGCGCGGTGCGCTGCTTGTCTTCGCGCATCTCGCGGTGCGCCACAGGGAAGGCAAACGTCAACGCTATTGCATCGGCTGCGTCGGGGCTTGCCAAACCACGGGCTTTCATGTCCTTTTTGGACTCTAGGTAGATCGTACCACGAGAATCGGGCTTCATCTTAGGCGAAATCAGGTCAGACTTCAAGAACCTGTCGTTTGGCACGCTGGCCGACTTAAGCCAGTCGCGCATCTCACCCCAGATTTCTGCCCTCTTGTTGCCGTACATGATCGGGTTCTTGGCCTTGTTGCCGAAGTTCACACCCCTGATCTTGTACCGCTGCTCCTTGAGCCGGTCCACGACCCCTGCCCCTAGCCCGCCCTCGTCGATGTTGACCAGCGTCGGCTTGAACTCCTCAATGGCGTCGATGACGTGCCCGACCACCGTCATGGTGTCGTCGCCCCGGTGCCTGATCAGCTTCAAAATGTCCCGCCCCTGCCGCACGGCGATGACAGTTGCGTCCGCCCCGAACCGCGCCGGGTCCACGCCGACCACGATCGGCGCCGATTCGTCCTTGTACGGCTGCCGCTTCATCGCCGCGTCCACGATGCCGATGCTGATGAACTGGTCGTCGCCCTCGTTCGGGAACTGACCGTACACCTCAACGTGCGCTTGGCTGCTGTCGGGCCCGTATTCCGCGATGATCTGCTCGTAGACCTGCTTGTCGGTGCCCTCGACCGTCCTTGCGTCTACGATTTTCGACTTCCAGAACTCGCGTTTGCTGTTAAACGCCTCGTAGAAGTACCCCGTGTTGCGACGCGGGTTGGAAAACGCCAGCCAGAAGCGATTCGGCGTGTTTTCCGTGAAAAAACCGCTCGTTACGGCCCAGATCGAGTCGTCAATACCCGACGCCTCGTCAAAAATCACCATCACGCCGTCGAAGTTGTGCACGCCAGCGTAGGCGTCGGGGTTTTCCGCCGACCACAGCCGCCCCTCAACGCCCCAGTAGCGCGTGCCTTTTCGCAGATCGCGCTCGACTAGCTCGGTCAGCCACTTGGCCGGCATCAGTCTGGTGGCTGACACCTCGAACCAGTGGCTGTTGATCGACATCGCCAGCCACTTTGTCAACTCGGCCCAGGTGATACTACGTAGCTGGCTCTCCGAGTTAGCCGAGATGATGGTCGTCGAGCCGATCCGCGTGGACAGCATCCAGTCCGTGATCCAACTGACTAGCGCCGACTTGCCGATACCACGGCCCGAACTGACTGCCAGGCGCAGCACGTCAAAATCTAAACGGCCGCCGTTCTGCTTGATGTGCTCGGCCATAGTCGCGAGCACCTCGCGCTGCCACTTACGCGGTCCAGTGAAGTGCTCCAGCGGCGTGCCCTTGACGCCCCACGGATACGCAAACATTACGAACGCGAGCGGGTTGTCCTTGATGGCCGGCGACCACAGCCGGGCCATTAACTCCTGCTCGTCCTGCGCGCTGTAGCGTGTGGTCTGCATTACAGATCAAACAGCGGGCTGACGAGCCAGATGATCACTAGAAACAAGGCGATCCACAGAAGTATCTTCACTAATGACCTCCACGACGTCCAGTACGCGGCGCTGCGCCTCTTGTAGCGCCGCCGTGATGCTGATCTGCTGGTTGACGTCCACACTGATGGCCTGCTTGGCGACCCAGCCGTGGACGTTCTGCAAGATCGCCAGCGCCGCCTTGGCGTCGCCCTGCTGCGCTGCCTGGTGCAGCAACTCGCTCATCTCCATCTCGCCCTCGGCGCGGCCCTTGAGTTCGGCGTACTCCGCGATCTCGTCAAACTGCTTGAGTAGCTGGTACTCCTTGGGCAACATGCCTGCGGCCAACGCGAGAGCGTCGCCCTTGAGGCCGCGCTTGGCAGCCTTGTATATGCGATGGAGCCGATCCTCAGTCGCACGCAACTGACGCGGCTCATACGGCAAAGTCTCGAACATGCGCGGAATATACCAAAAATTTTTGAAAAAAGAAAAATTGTTTGTAGCCCCTCCGCTGCTGTGACCTTTACCCCGTCGGCCCCCCCCCTCCCCCCCTGGTCAGCGGGCACTCACTCACAAGCCCGGCCGGCTGTGGGTCATGTGGACAATGGTTTTGCAGTCGCTAGGCTTGCGTGCCTGCGCAGTTGGTGCTGCGGGCTGTGGACAATGTGGACAATGGCCGAACGGTTGACCACATGGCCCACAAATAAGTTAGTGGTCACTTTTTCGCGCCAGTTCGGCCGTGGGTTTGTGGGCAATGTGGGCCATGTGGACAATAGGTTTCAAGTCGGTCGACCCCCTTTGCGGGCGTGCGGCGACGCGGGATGTGCGAGCCGTCACAGCTAACAGCCATATACAACACACATCTATTTATAGACTTACAAATCCACTATCCACAATAACCACAAAGGCCATTTCTCATTGGGCGCGAACGTGGACAACGCACACGCAAAACAACTAACCACCGCCTAACCACACGCGACCCACACTTAGGGTTTGTCCCTACAAAATAGCTGTTGACACCTGCAAGACAATCCCTTACAGTCTCCCCATCGCAACAACGCGATGCAACACCAGGAGCAAGCAACATGATGATCGTTTTGTTTGATATGGACGGGGGCCACATCGCACAGGCCCCCATCACCACCGACAAGCACGGCTACCTGCGCGTCAGCCACCCGAACCCGGCCCTTGCCTTTGCGTTCGACTGCGCGTTGTACGGCTATCAAGAGGGTGGCGTCAGCACTGACACGATCGACGAGGACGGCGACGGCGAGCCGTACCTCCGTTGGGTTGTGGAGGCTTGAGCATGACCGACACCATCTTTGTCTTTGACGACGGCGAGCAAATCGTAGCCGAGCATTCAGACGAATCGGGCGTCGTGGTTTGGACCGAGGTTTACGACACGATAGAGGACGCCCGCGTCGCCTACGCCGACCACGCGGCCGCAGGCAAGTATCAAGAGTCAACCATTTAATCTGGAGCACGCGACATGAAACACTCAATCGGTTACGCCTACCCCACGTCAGACTACGCCAAGAAGCTAGGCACGCATGGCGTGTACGTCGAGCTTGGCCCTAAGCTCCTGCCGATGGCGTCCTATGCTGACGCTATCGCCTATGCCCAGACCCTCGGCACGGAGCCTGACCGTTGGTCAATGGATCATCCTGCCAATGCGTCCTATCTTGCCTACGCGCAGCGCCTGCAAGCCCACCATAACCGCCAAGGAGCCTGAGCCATGACCGACACCAAATTCAACGGCTGGACTAACTACGCCACTTGGCGAGTCAACCTCGAAATTTTCGACAGCCTGCCCCTTGAAGACTTCAGCGACGCCGACGACGTGGACACGCTCGCCGACGCCTGCCAAGAACGCGCAGAGTACTACGTCGAGTGCTCATCCGAGCCGGGCCTCGCCCGCGACTACGCCCTTGCCTTCCTGTCCGACGTCAATTGGCGCGAGATCGCGCAGCACATGCTTGAGGAGTATGCGGAATGAGACAACACTACACGCCCGAGCGCCGGCCTAGCGTCTGGCGCGATTTTTTGGCCGCCCTCGTCTTCGCCGCGCTCATCGGCGCGCCCTTCGCAATCTACTTTTGGAGCATGAAACCATGACCACCACCACCGAACAAGAACGCGCAGCCTACATCTCGGGCGACACTGACAAGGCGGCGCTGCTGGCGCGGATCGACGCGCTACAGCGGGCGCTGGGTGAGGCCACGGCCCGGATTGAGCAGCTAGAAGATGAGCTATACAACCGGGGCGCGCGATGAGGACGATCGGACACCTGCACCACTTCGGTGGCATAGAGTTGGACTGCACCCTTGAGTATGAGCCGGGCCAGACGGCCAGCGAGATCGACCCACCCTATCCACCGGTGGCCTACCTGACCAGCGCCAAGGTGGGCGGCGTCGACATCCTGCCCTTGCTGGGCAACGACCTGATCGGCCAGATCGAGGAAGGCGCCCTATGGTCGCAGGATTGATTGCGGTTACACTAGTGGCACTGCTAGTAGTCTTCCTCGACCTCTGAGCAGTTGCCACCTCCTGTTTTAACCCCCACCGGCCACAAGCCCGTGGGGGTTTTTCTTTACTTGACCCGCACCATCAGGGCCGGCGCGGTTTCCTCAACCATGTCGCGCAATTCGGACTTGCTGTGCTGCACCATGTCAGGCGCGCAAAACACATGCTTGCGGTTGTCATAGGCGCGCGACTTCAGGCGCCCGCAATCGATCCAGCCGGCTTCTTTAAGGGCGTGCAGCAAGGCCGCCTGGGGCACTTTCACGCCAGACGGCGCCGAGCCGGCCACGCGATCGCATAGGGCGTGGAAGGGCGATCCGACGACGCCACGGGCGAACTCGCCCCGACGCGCGCGCATCATCTCGACCAAGTAGGACTCGGCAATGCTCATCCCATGCTCGACCAGGTTCGCTTTGAACTCAGTCCAAGCCGGCGCTGCGGACGGGTTGAACGCCGAGACGTCACGGGCGTGCAGCCAGGCAGCGATCGCCTCATAGCCGCCGGCCTTGTACCAAGCCCACAGCCGCGCGGCGGCGTCTGGGGCCATACGGGGCGCGGTAGACCAAATCGCGAACCAGCGGCGGTCCTGCGAATCTAGGCTGATCGGCACAGGGTCGTTGGAAAACGCAAGGACGAACATCCGGTTCAAACTGTCATACGGGTGCAGCCCCTTGCGGTTGATCGTAAGCATATCCGGCGGCGCGGCGATCACGGGCTTGAGCTTGTTGGCAAGGGCGCGGCGGTCCTTGGCTTCTGGCTCTTTTAGTTCGTTGAGAATCAAAATCTCGGACTCTAGCGCGTAGCCCCACTGTGACCCAAGCGTGTCATTGTCGAGCAAGCCCCGGTTTTTCAGTTGCGGCCCGCACACGGCCCAGATGAACGGCGCCCACAGCGTGTCCTTGCCACAGCCTTGGTCGCCACCGTGCAGCACGGCGTGGTTGATCTTCACTTCTGGATGTTGGACTTTATAGGCCATCACGTTAAAGACGTGCTCGCGCTCGGACGCCTCGGGGATGAGCGCCTCGCAGTGGGCCAACCAGGGGCTGACGTCGCCCCCACCTGAAACGGGCGGCCGGGCGTCGCGCCAGCGGTTGCCATACACGTCGCCGTCACGGGCCACCAGCACGCCCTCGCCGGCGGCGTAGGTGATGCCGACCAGGGCGCGGGCGCCCATCTCTTGGCGGTTCTCGTCGAAGCAGTAACTGGCCTCGATCTTGGGCTTCTTGCCGAAGCGCGACCGGCATTCGATGTGCCGGAATAACGCGTTGAAGGTGCTGCGGCTGATCTCGCGGCGGTCTTGCAGGTCAAAGTAGTGGTCGCCTTCTTGGACGTAACAGAACCGCTTGTACCAGTCGGCCATCGTCGTGCGGCCAAGCTCCTTGCGCTCGACCTCGGCGATCACGCGCTTGGCCTCGTCGGGAAACGCCTTGGTAGGCTCTAGCTTGTCGAGCGCGCCGGCCATCATCGACGCCAGTAGCTCATCGCGCAGGCCAGGGGCGTGGGACGGGCCGCCTTGGCTCGCCACCCACTCAAGGAACGTATTGCTGTCCAGATCAATGCAATGGCTGTGCAGGCAGCAGAACGCGCGCATACTGGGGTTGTAGCGCCCCTCTGGGTTGCCGTCGCTGTGCTCGGCGCTGTTGGGGCAAATGACACCGGCCCAGCCCTGCGCGTTCGGCTTGGCCAGCACCAGCCCCTGCCCCGACAGCCAGGCCAACACGTCGTCGGCGCCGTCGTCGGAGACGCGGATCGGGCGGTAAGGGTTGCTGCCGGCCTCGGCCGGGGCGACGCCGAGCGCCTCGCATATCTGGGGCAGGGTGAACTGCCGTTCGGGGTGGAACTCGACCAGGCGCGAGGCGAAGCTGTTGCGGCCGGGCTTCATGTTGACCGAGCTAGGCAGGCGGAAGTTCCGCACCGGATTGATCGCGCCACGGTCGCTGTAGCCGGCCTCGGCGATCGCTAGGATGGCCGCGCTGTACTCGGCCTTGGTCGGCTGGTCGTCCAAGCCGAAGGCGTAGCCCCACTGGACGCTGCCCTCGCTCGTCTCCATGATCCAGGTCGGGGCCAGCGGCGGCGTCTTGGGCGCCTTCTCAGGATCGCCCACGTCGTCGAGCACCATGCAGAGCACGTACTCGCAGTTGGCCGCCGAGGCGCTGACCTTGCCGTCGGTGAAGCGGTCAACGATGAAGCTGGCGGTGTTGCCGTACCACGACTGCCCGTCCTTCATCTTGTGCGTGGGCAGGAACGCCGGCCAGGTGGCCTTGACCGCGCCGTCGGCGTGGTACTGCATCTGCCCGTCCTTCAGTTGTGGCTTTTGCCTGACAACCAAGAACGTCTCGCCCTCGGGCGCGAGATTTGTCATATACTCCAAGAAATCCATCAATAGCTCCTTTGGTGAAGACGCCCGGCTGCAACCGGGCGTTTTTATTTTCCATACCTTGTCATGGTGGTGGCTTCAACGGCCAGCGGGATGCCCTCGGCCCATGCAGGCGGGGAGCACATGATACGCTCCATCTCCTGCTTGACGGCTTCGGGATTGTCTGTCTCGACGACGATCTCGTCGTGGACGTGCAGCACCACGCCGTCGAGTTGTCGCAGGGCGTGGCGCAGGATGTCATTGGCCGTGGCTTGGGTGATGTTCTCGCACGCAAGCCCTTTCCAAAGGCGCGCTCGGGGCCATTCTGTCGCGTCGGCGGCGGGCTTCCAAGATGCTTTGGCGTAAGTCACCCCATCGCCATCAAGCCGGGCGTAGGGGTAGCATAGCACGCGCCGCGACGGCAGGGCGTACCACAGGTGTTGCCCGTCGAACATATACGCCACGCGCCCGGCGTAGAACTCGTGCCCGACGTTACGCATGGCGCGGGTGTACGCCTCCTCCAGTTGCTGCCAGAAGCGCACGGACCACGGGTTGGCGCGGCGCCACGCCTCGACGATGCGCCGGGCCTGCGCCTCCTCGAAGTGCACGCCATAGGCGCGGCCCATCGCAGCGAAGGCGCCCACACCCCCGGCGAAGCCTAGCGCCAACTCCTGCACCTTGCCGACCTGGCGCTGCTCGCCCGTCACGTCGTCGTAGGCCACGCTGTAGGTCGCAGCGGCGTTGACCTTGTACGGGTCGAGCTTCTTGCGGAACACGTCCAGCTTGGCCTCGCCTTGGTCGCTGGCGGCCAGCCACGGGTTGACGCGCCCTTCGATGGCCGACCAGTCGGCGACGACGAGGTGCTTACCCTTGGCCGGTATCAGTGCGGGCCGGAGCATTCCCCGTAGTACATCTGTAACTCGGCGTCCGTAAGCTGGGACGATAGCGTGTCCTCGGACCATAGCGATTCGAACTGCGTCAGGTTCCTTAGCGCACTTGCGAGGGAAGTTATGCACCTGGAGTCCATAGCTCGACGCACGACCTGTGGCGGCACCCCCAGCGAAGACAAAAGCTCCACGGACTCGACAATCTTCGTCGTCTGCCAGGTCTGCCATGCGATGGAACTTCGCAACCGACGACGCCCAGAGGTCGCTGGCGCACTGTATAACCTCGGCAACAACGGGCGGTACTTCATCAGGGTTCTCCATCGCAAGCAGGTTAGCCCGCACAGTCTTGTCAATCGAATACTTGCCGTTGACCATCATCAGCTTCTTGGCCTGCTCGCCGACGCGCTCAAGCACCCACTCGCGCATCTTAGGCGAGCGAACGCTGGTGATGTCGCCGTCGGTCAGTTCCGCGACGCGCTCCTCGATCTCAATCAACTCGTCGTGGGCGTAGCGCATGGCGGCCTTAGCGAGCGCCACGTCCACCAGCACGCCGCGATCGTTGATGCGCTCGTTGACGTGATAGTCGGCAAGCTCGTCCTCAGACAGCGGCCGCATGGCCTTGCTGATCTCGCGCATGGCCCTGACGTCCTGCTCGCAGTAGCGGATCATCTCGGCCATCAGCGCCGCGTCCTCGCGGAACTTGCCGTCAGCCTGCGGGATCGACAGCAAGCGGATCAGTTGCGCGCCTCGGTGGTCCTTCTTCATGGACGCGCTGGCGAAGCGCCCCACGTCCTCAAGGCTGCCAGGCGCGCAGTTGGCACGGGCCTGCGTGGCGGTGCAGTAGAACTGCTCCAGCCTGAACGGCACTTGCAGCACGTAGGAGAAGATCAGCCGCTCGAACGCGGCGTTGTGGGCGTAGATCGGCCCCTCGTGGCGCCGCACATCTTCGGGGAAGGGCTGGTCGGGCGTCCAGGTGACGACCTCGCCATCGTCGAAGGCGTAGGACATGCACAGCACCTCGGTGCTCATGTCCTGCGCGTAGTTATAGACGCCTTTGGCGCCGAGGTCAACCCGGCTGCGCGTCTCGAAGTCGATCCAGAGCGTCACCCCCATTGCGCTGCCATCGCGTCTGCGATGCCTTTGTAGGTGGCCGATCTGATCTTCCAGCGGTCCTTGCTGGGCGGCAGTTTGTTCTGGCCGCTGGCCGTCTGGTTGCCCCGCCGCGTCTTGGCGTCGCCCGGCAGCATGTCGGTCGGCGTGAGCAGTGGCAGGTTCTTGAGCCACAGGCACGTCTTCTTGCTCGCGTCATGGCCGAACCACCACGGCTGGATGATCTGGTCTGGCTTGCGAATGCGCGTGCTGATGATGCTCACCGGGTTCTCGATGGCGATGCGCTCGACTGGCGCGTCCATCAGGCGCTGCACGAACGCCAGCGCGTCCTCGGTCAGTTGCGGGTCGCGCAGACCGCGCGTCGTCCAGTGCATACCGCTGACGGACAAGTAGGTGCAAGGCGGGTGGGCAACCATCAAGTCCCAGCCGTCGTTGATGACATCAAACACATCACCTTGGTAGTGTGGCCCCGGCGCGTCTGTCGGCAACAGATCGCAACTCATGGCCTCGTGCCCTGCGCGGATGAACGCATCGCGCACGACACCGGAATATTCACATGCAATGAGAACTCGCATAAAAAGGCGGGGCCAGCCCGAAGGCCGACCCCTGTTCTCAATTAGGCCGCACGACGACGACGGCCAGCCGCAGGCGCGGCCTCAGCTTCAGCAGATGCTGCCTCGCCATTCATGCTGACCCACTCCACAACCTCAAACACCGGCGTATAGATACGGCCGTAGCTCTTGTGCGTGTAGTGGTCCTTGCCCAGCTTGACGACGGGCACCGGCTTGGACTGGTCCTTCTCGACCTGCGCGGCGATCTCCACGGCCAGAGCCTGCACGGCCTTGCGGCCGCCGACGCTGGTGGTGGTGAACCGCGCTTCCATGCCGGCGTCTTCGCCGCTGATGCACTTCAGGCTCAGGCCCGTCTGCGGCTCCCAGCCCTTCTTGGCGCCGTGAGGCGCGGCCTCAAGCTCAGGCAGCGGCTCGGTGACAGGCACCAGCTTCTCGCCAAGCACCTCGCCGTCGCCCCAGGCGATGAAGCCGTGGACGAAGGAGAAGGGGTTGACAGCCCAAGTTGCGTCGGCCTCGGCCTCGGTCTGGTCAGCGCCGAAGACCCAGTGCCCCGTGCGGTCCATCTTGATGATGGCCGTGGTCGAGGCACCAACGTCGGTGGCGATGCTACGCAGCGCGGTGGACAGGGAAGTGACGGAAGGCAGGTTAGCGCCAGAGAACTTTACGAGATTAGACATGTGAACTCCATTACAGTTTAGAAAGGGCTTTTGACAGCCCGATGAACGACTGCACCGCTGGCCGGGGGTCATCCTCCGGGGCGAGCGTCGTACCTGACGACTCGGACTTGATCAAGTCCTCGGGCAGTTCGCTAAAGCGCTTTTTGAGCGCCTTCTCGGCCTGCGCCGGGGACATGATCGTAGTCTCGACGACGACAGATTCTTTCAGACCCATGTCGAGCAGCGCCTGCTTGGCTTTGCTCTCATCGGTCCACTTGCGCCGCGCTTGCTTCTGGACGATCTTGACGCCGGGCACATTAACGCCCTTCTCAAGCATCCCGAAAGCCAGCGCACGCAAGTCTTTGATCCATTCTTCCAAGAGGTCGGCATTGTGCAGATACCGGCCAAGCATGTCAACATCCAAGTTGATCAATTGCTGCTTGAGCGCACGATCGACAGCGCCGGTCATCTGCGGACAGATCGGCTTGGCCGCGCACCAGCGGCAGTGGTCGCCCTGCGCCAGCGGCGCGTCGTCGCGCAGCGCAGTCTTGACCGCAGACACCAACTCGTGCTCGAACTGCTTGATGCGGCCCACGGTCGTCACCCAGCGCCTGACGACGGGCGGCTGCACGATGATGCACTCGATCTCGGTGGCGCCCTCGAAGGCCCATTTGAGGTCATCGGTCCGCATGGCCGCTGCCGCGTAGAACATCAACTGCGCGTTCTCTACAGCATCGACAACAACACCGTCGCCAAACTTCCAATCAAGGACGATAGCGCGATGATCGATACGACCAACAAGATCAGTGCTACCAAACACTCCAGGCAGAAGATCGCCGAAGCCCACCCGTGTCTCAACCTCGTATACCAGCCGACCGTGGGGATCGATCTCGTCGAGCGCGTCCAAGGCAGGTGCAATCTTCTCATCGTAAAGCTCCTGTGTGAGTAGTTGGTCTTTGTGTTTGTACTGGCCGATGACGACGCCTTGGTCGAGCAGGATGCGGCTGATCACGTCGTGCAGCATCGTGCCGCGATCAGCGTGGACGCTCGACGGCTGCGGCGGCATCTTCTGCACCAGCTTCACCGAGCCGGGGCACGCAATGACGCGCTTGGCGGTAGAGCCGCCGACGATGTTTGAGTGTTGCACTGTACGCTCCTGTAGTTGTTGAGCCGCCATCATAGCACGAAAAAAGTTGTTGCGCGAAAGTTTTTTACTCGTTATGATCGCGGCTCCCTCAATCAACTGGAGTACCGTAATGGACGAAGGATTTCTAATCAATGGCCGTGAAGGCTCGAATGTTTTTGTCAACCGCTACGACAAAGACACCGTGTGGCTCAGTCTGTACGTCAAGCACGGCAACGTCGCCACCGTGCTGACGCACGAGCAGGCGAAGGAACTGATTGCTGCACTGCAACAAGTGGTGACCGCATGACCTGGCCGTTCCCACCCTTCCCCAACCCGCTCGATCGGCCCGGCCAGCCCGCCGCGCCGGCTAAGTTCGACCCCACCAAGGACGACCATGAGCAAGCCCCGTACTGATGCCAAGCGCATCACTGTGCCAGTGACAAAGGACATCGACCTGATCCGCGAGCGCATCAAACGCGACACCGGCATCGACATGACCTACGTGCAGATTTTTAATTTCCTGATTCACTTCTACGTCCAACGGGCGAGTGAGCCTAAGAGCAGATGGAGGGCTTTGGAATGAAAGATGACGACGACACCCTGTGCTACCGATCAGAACTTGAGGCGGCGGTGAAGGCCGAGCGCGAGGCAACGGCCAAACGCTGCGCCGAGATCGCCGACGAGGCCGAGCCGTACCAAGCAGCCGATCTCATCCGCAAGGCGTTCGGGGTGGACAAGTGAAAGAGTCAACAATCGAAACCTACTTCTGTAAGCAGGTCGGCTTGCAGCTAAACGCGCCAGCGTTCAAGTTCGTCAGCCCCTCAAATCGAGGCGTGTCCGACCGCATCGTCTGCCTGCCTGACGGCAGCACATGGTTCGTCGAACTCAAGGCGCCAAGCGGTCGGCTCTCGCCGCTGCAACGGCACTTCCAGTCGGAGATGGCGCGGCTGAACCAGAACTACGCCTGCCTGTGGAGCAAAGAGCATGTTGACGAGTGGATCAGGGAGCGCAAGTGCAACTAAGACCCTACCAAGAGCAGGCAGCCGACTTCCTGTACGAGCACGACCGCGCCATGATCCTTGCGCCGGTGGGCGCGGGCAAGACGGCGATCACGCTGACGGCCATCAGCGACATGATCTTCGACAACATCGCGACCAAGTGGCTCGTCATCGCACCGCTGCGCGTCGCCACCAGTGTCTGGCCGCAGGAGCGGGCTAAGTGGGCCGAGTACCACACCCTAGCCGTGGCCGTGGGCACGCCAGCGCAGCGTAAGGCAGCACTCGACAGCGACGCCAACATCATCGTCACCAACTACGACAACCTCCAGTGGCTGGCCGGGCAAGACTTAAGCACATTCGACGGTGTGGTGTTCGACGAACTGACGCGCCTGAAGAACCCATCCGGCGCCAGGTTCAAGGCGCTCGCCAAGGTTCTCGACTGCCCGATCCGCTGGGGGCTGACCGGCAGCTTCACCAGCAACGGTCTGGAGGACGTGTTCGGTCAGTGCAAGATCATCGACCAAAAGCTGCTCGGGCGCAGCAAGGGCGCGTTCCAGCAGCAGTACTTCTACCTAGTCAACCGCGAGTACGGCGACTGGCAGCCGCGCCAAGGCGCGCTGGAGCAGGTGATGGAGCGCATCAAGCCGGCCACGTTCGTGCTGGAGCCGGGCGAGTACAAGGACAAGCTGCCGCCGCTGCACACGGTCGAGGTGCGGATCGATCTGCCCGACCGCAAGCCCTACGAGGACATGAAGAAGGACTTCATCGTGCAGTTCCCCGACGCGCAGGCAGTCGCCCAGAACGCGGCGGCGGTGACGCAGAAGCTCTCGCAGATGGCCGCCGGGTTCGTCTACACGCCAGAGCCGGTCTGGTTCAGCAGCCACAAGTTTGACCGGCTTGAAGAACTGCTGGCCGAGAACCAGCAGGCCAACACGATCGTCTTCTACAACTTCATCGAAGAACTCAATGAACTCCAGCGACGCTTCCCTCACGCCCGAACGGTTGACAGCATTGATGACTGGAACGCCGGACGAGTACGCCTGCTATGTCTACACCCCAAGTCCGCCGGACACGGGCTTAACCTCCAGCACGGCGGCCACCACCTCGTCTGGCTCAGTCTGCCCTGGTCCCTTGAACTGTTCGAGCAGGCCAACGGACGCCTGCACCGATCCGGGCAGCGCCACGCCGTCTGGTGCTACGTGATGCTCGCCAACCAGACGGTAGACGAGAAAATATGGGCCGCGCTGCACGACAAGCGGGCGATCAGCGACATTGCAATGGAGAGTCTGAAATGAACACAACCCAAGAGAAAATACGCTCGACGAAGGCGCAGTTCCGCATCGCCGTCAAGCAGTACAACCAGTCGCAGCGCCTGATGGAGCGACTCAAGAAATCCCTAGACCAACTGGAGAAGAAGCGTGAACTGGAGATCGCTAAATCAAAAGCTAAACATGCTAACCGAGGCTGAAGTGCTGGCCTTGCTGGAGGCCGAGCGCCAAGGCGCCAGGCGCGTGACGTTCTTGGAGCGCCTGCACCAGCGGTATACCATGCTGCGTGCAGCGCGAGAACGAGTGGAACTACTGAAGGAGGCTATACGATGAAATCCCGTATTCTTGACCCGAACTTTAAGTACGTGCCGGCAGCGGCGACGAACATTCAGGCAACATGGCGTAAATTTGGATGGAGGCCCGTTAATGAAATGCCCGATCTGCCAAGCGTGGACAGAAGTAGAACGAACAGTCCCGAGGAACGGCGGCGTACACCGATCGCGCGTGTGCGCTAATGAGCACAGATTTTCAACCGAGGAACAGCATGTCCCAACCAACCCTCGCGGCAGGCCCAGACTTCGCAAGCTGGCGTCAGGAGAACCTGGTGAAATTCGCGCAAGAGGCGCACGACCTGATGCAGGCCCAGACTGAGCAGCTTGAGCAGCTACGCCAAGACCTCAAGACGGCGCTGGAGGCGTACCGCAGCCTGCTACGACAGAAATAGCGCCCGCTCGTCCTTGCGGCGCTTGTCCAGCCCCGGCAGCACCTTGCCGCCGCCCTTGTTCCACAGCAAGAAGCCATCCGCTGCGGCCTCCCACTCACCCCGGTTGGCCTTGATGCGGATGCTGCTTCGCTGCAAATTTCCCGCGCCGATGTTATAGGTCAGACAGACCAAAGCGTCAAAGCGGCTTTGACGGCTAACACTGCCGGGAATAAGTCGTAAAACAGCACGTTCAAAATTTGCGAGGTCAGCTTTGAATAGCGCAACCAGTTCTTCCTTGGGCCATACACGATTATGCTCCGGGCGAAGTGGGTATTCTTTACGAATCACGGGCGAGTCTTTTCCTTCAACTCGTGCCATAGGCAGTCGAATCTGATCGTGGTACAGCACTGTGCCCCAGCCGATCGTCCAGATGTGGGCAGGGCAGAGGTAAGGGCGATTTCTGAATCCTTCAAACTTGTGCATCAAGTGAAGGCCAGCCTCAGAAGTTTTCATACAAACCCCCAGCCATTACGCGCCATCATTTTGCGAAACGTCGGCGCCGACACTCCGTAGTGCTTGGCAGCGGTATCAAGGCCGAAAAAACAGGCGACGTCAGTGCATACGGTTTTGGCGTGGCATCTATTGCCAATTTTTGCCAACGCTTGCTTTTGACGCGTCTGGGCCGAGGCCACGTACCCACGATTTGTCGCGCCTTGAAGCGCGCGTTTAGCCTTGATTTTTGCTTTTGTCTCTTCAGTGTGTTTTTTGCCGCGTTGTGGGCTTACCATGCCGCTGGCGTATCTGTCTTTTAAAGACTGCGCTATTTTTTGGCGCTGTTCAACAGACCTGATAGCACCAGAATTTTTTGCGCCAATCTTTGCCTTGACTTCTTCTGGCAGCGGTCGTCCTAAGCGGTGCAAGTGGTCCGCCCTTTTAGACGCGTTGTAGAGGCCGCCGTACCAAATGTCTAGCACCGCTTGCTCTAGTTCTTGCGCTTCGTCTCGCGTATCACACGTAGCCAAAACCTTAAACGTAAAGGCAGACTGGCCGTAAAGACGATACGCGTTTTGAAGGTGCGTGCAGTGATGTTTTCCACGCCGCAAAAAACTTGCGTGGCACGCAAGTCTCTTTCGGATGTCTTTGCTACTGCCCACATACGCCTTGTTAGTAGGCGCGTGGACAATGGCATACAGGCCGATCACTTCTTGCCCCAGGTCCGCGTCCCGAACCAGAAACCGATAATCGCGCCGAGCATCGACATTTCATCGGGGCTGAAGATGATGTCCGAGTAGCGCAGCACGTCGTCCATGCTCTTGATCATGCCGGGGTTCGTGTACAGGTAGTAGCACAGGAACAGGTTGATCAGCACCAATTCAATTACGAAGATGTACGTCACCGTCGGGCGCACGGTGCCGACGTAGGAGGCGACCCACTTGTGCGCCCTGTCGAGCACCTTCTCGTCGTGTTGCAGCGCGGCCTCGGTCATCTGCGCCTCGGTCTGCATCATGACCTGCTCGGTGCGAATCTCTTCGATCTTTTGCTGCGCGGCGTAGCCCTGCGCGGCCAGAGCCAACTCGCGCTCGTTTTGCATCCGGGCCAAAGCCAACTCGTGCTTTTGGTCGGCCTTGTTTTGGAAGTATTCGAGCAGCTTGGGCAGACCGCTGATGAGCAGGCCGCCGAGGGTAGAAATTAAAGACAGCATTATCTTTTCTCCATTTTGGCTTCAATGATCGCAATCTTCTGGCGGTTGTACTGGATGTCGTCGCGGTTCTTTTGAATCTCAGCCGACAGGTCTTGGCGCAGCCGCTCACGCGCCAACTCGGCACCGGTGTTGGTGGCCTGTTTGTTGTCGCTTGTCACCACAAGGCTGATCTTGCTGTTCAAGATCGTGACCTCATGGCTCAGGTTTGCCAGCGCCGACATGAGGTACACCACGCAGCTAAAAAGCAGTGGCAGGAGAGCAAACGCGATCTTTTCGATCAATGCACTCTTTGCAGCTTCTTCAGCCATCTCATCCCCCCTGTGCAGTTGCTTCCATGATGAACCAGACGGTTGCGCCGATCACGACGAGCACCACCAAGCCGCCGATCAGAAGGACGAACAGCTCGTCCATCTCCTGCTGCCGCTTCTTGGCGGCTTCTTTCTTGCGCCTGGCCGCGTGTGCGGCGTCGGCCTCCATCTTCTGGGCGCGCGCCGCGATGCGCTGCCAAACGTCCATCTTGTTGGACTGGAAGAACAGCATCTTGATCTGGTCTTCGAACTGCTTGGCCTGCTCGATCGCCATCTCAAGCTCAAGCGCCTTGCCCAGCGCCGACCCCTTGAACTCGCCCTGCTGCGACTTCTGCACGACCTCGATGGCGTCGGCCTTGGCGTCGAAGTACTTGCCCAACACCGGGCCGAGCGACGTCACATCATCGACCGTTGCAGCTACCTTCTTGACAAGCTCGACGGCTGATGAGATCGCTGCAAGGGCGGTGATGGGGTCGAGCATGTTAGCTGCCTTTGAGGTGCCCTGCGACCCAGGTGACGGCGCCGCCGACAGCAGAGGCGATGGTCATGCCCATCCAGAAGCCACCCTTGCCCTTGTTGGCGAGCGCGAGCAACTCCTCGATCTGACGCTCCATCTTGTCGATCTTTTTGTCCATGTCCTGCACGCGCTGCCACATGGCGCCGTACCGCACCGGATCGATTTCTCCCGGCTCCATACGCTTACGGCATCAACGCCTTGAGTTGCTCAGGCGTCTGTGCTGCGTCCATCTGGGTTTGCATGGCGGCGTACTTATCACGGATGGCTTGGCGCGCAGCCTCAGCCGCAGCGGCTTCGCTGGGGATGGTGGCCTTGACGTCCAGCGGCGCGAACTCAGCCGCGCGGGCGGCGCGGCGAGCGTCGTGGGCGATAGCCTTCGCCTTGTTGATGTCGATTACGATGCCCATGACCATGCTCCTCGGAAAGTGCGATCAGACGGAATGTCAGCGACATCCACGATCTGGAAGGGTTTGCCTGCCGGCACGTCCTTGGCTGCGATCTGTTCAATCGTCAGGCCGCACTCGGCAGCAGGCACGATGACGGACACGCCGCCATCGTCGTTGGGGTAGATAATCCTTGAGTTCATGGTTGGTCCTTCAACGGAAGATGGCTGAGCCCACATACGGTGGGTCTATTGCCGACCCGCCGTCATCAAATGTTGAAATTTGTAAAGCTGATGTTGTAAATGTACCGCCGTCTCTGGGGCCGATGGTCCCTGTTTGCGGAAACCCAGAACGAGTTATTGTTCCTGCCATCATGTAATTAGCATCTGGCATTGCGGTGGTGAAATTTATTGTGTAGTTTCCCGTGCCGTTGTCCGTGATGCTCGTCACGTTGCCAGACGCACGAATCGCAACAGTGCCGGTGCCGTTGAAGTTGACCCATGCGCGGCAGGGGTAGATGGGCGCAGTGCCCGACACCGTGGCAAACTGCGCCGAGTTGATGTTGGGTGTTGTGAACGTGGGGTTGGCAACCGTCGTCGCCAGCGTCGCAGCGCCTGTGATGATCCCGTTACCGTCTATCGTGATTGGCATGATGGCTCCTGATTAACGGAAGACGGAAACGTTGACAGTTGTCACGTCAAACACACTTCCGCTGTCGCCCGTCAAAACGGCCACGGCGGCTGTGCTGTAGGTGGTTCTGACGTTTGTTTGGCAGACTACGGCTCGTCCAGTGCCACCAGTATTTGCGGCAAAACCGGCTACCGAATAGTTGGCGTCTACCATCGCGGTCGTAAAGTTCACCGTGTAGTCGCCCGTACCGTTGTCCGTGATCGAGCTGACGTTGCCGCTGTCGCGGATCGCCACGGTGCCCGTGCCGTTAAAGTTCACCCATGCGCGGGCGGCGTACACGGGTGCGGTGCCGATGTTACCCAGCGCCGGGGCGCTGTTGCGGTACCAGGTGGTGTTGGACTGACGGTACACGAAGCTCATGGCGCTGTTGGCGGCCATCAGCGACACCTGAGTGCCGCCGATCGACTGGCCCGTGTTGCCGGCAATCGTGAGCGCCGTGATCTGCTGCGTGGTGGTGATGGTGATT